CAAGAAAGCATTAATGTACTGAGAAGAGTCTGGTTTGTATTCAAGTAGTGTAGAGATTTCTTCCGCAATTTTTTGTTTGTATCCTGGTTTAATTAAATTAATTTCTCTCTTAGATTCATTCAAATCATATTCATATTCGTAGTTAGTTACACTTTCAACTGGATTTAAGAATGCTAAGGGATTATCTGGATTTGGAATTGTAAAGTTCTGATCTACAACCTGACCAGAGGGTAAGATTAATCTATTGTTGGAGTCTCTTACTTCAGTTGTTCTATAATGCTTGATTGCAGACAAATCATTCCCATACTTGTTTAGAGAATATTCGTACATCTCTTGACTGGAAAGAGGCCATTCGTGTCTTTGATTAATAATCCCAGCACTAAAAATGACCAACCAATCAAACTGGGAACTTCCATAAACTTTTTGAGCAACTGTATCGGGTCTTTCACCTTCTTCAATAATATACTTATCAAACAGATAAGCACTATCAAGAATACTGGTTTGATCTGATAGTTTTATTCTCCGAAATAAGTTTTTAGCAGTGACTCTAGCATCATTGCTTTGCTTATTACCAAATGGTGATAAGTATTGAATGTCTGGTAAGAATTGAAAGTAAGCCATTAGAATCCAACACCTCCCTGTCCTTGTTCCGAATCGTAGTCTTCTTGATAAATTGGTGTCAATTCAGTGAATGATAATTGCATAGTGATTACAATTGGTGTTCCATCATCATATGAAACATATCCTTGACCAGCACCATTGTATTGAACGTCACACTGCGTTAAAGCACAGAACTTAAACTTGTTCAAGAATGGATGTTGTTTATTACCAGACATGTATCTGATTTTGTAAACATCTGGTGATTGTAAAAGTCCACCAAACAAATTCTGACCACTTCCAAAGGAATCAACGTTTGATCTCGGGGACATTGTTTGTTTGAAGGTTCTAATGATTTGTTTTACTTCTTCTGCTTCTTTGTTGTTTCTTGGGACAAAAGTATACATGAAACCAAACTGTCTCAAGGTTGGTCCATTGAAAAGAAACTCAGTGTTGGGATTAATGATAACTCCTCTGTTTCTTGCTAAGAATTGGTTAAAGCTAACATTTGCTCCAGGGATTAGGTTGATTGCCATATTGGTCAGGAAATCTTGTCCCAGACCAACAAGTCCACCTGCTTGCCCCGCAATCCCTTTACCTGCTTGTCTTAAAGTACTAAGACCTTGTGAGATAAAATCAACAGGATTAATACTTTTATCGGGATTAGCCATCAACGATTGAACTAATGATCCTGCTGCAGCAGCAAGTCCTGACATTTCACCATTGTTCCATGATGCCGCATTTCTATCACCAATTTGTCCAGGAATAGGCAATTGAATGAAAGCAATAGTTTTTTCTTTTGCTCTCTTTCTGTTTGTTGTATCACCATTGTCTGGTCTAAATTCAAAAGCACCTGCTCCTTGAGTTCCAGCAAGAAAAGCATCAGCGCCTTGAAGACCGACACCAGGTGGGGTGTATTTCACCACCTGTATTTGCATATAATCACTGCTCTCTGTTAATGTATCTACAGGATATCTAAAAGATTTAACTTTTGTTTTGTTTCTATTAGTTTCTGCTGCCTTCTTGGTGTCTGTATCGGCGGGCTTATTCGTCTGAGCTTGTCTAGCCAGTCTCTGCGTTCTTTCTCTTGGAGACTCTCCAAGATTTTCTGCTCTGACAACCATAACCTTTTTACCTATTTATTCTGAAATTGCCATAACCAAGAGCACGAGCACTATCTAGTTCTTCAGCATAGATCTCGTATAGTTGACCTTGAACCTCTTCAAAGGTATAGTTTCTCATCAAACCCCAGTGGAAGTTTAGACCCTTCCATCCCCATTGTGTAACTTCCATACAGGCAATCAGAGGAAATTCATCATATTCAATGTTTGGAGTTTTAGGTGCGTAGATGTAAGTGTAAAACTTACCGACTTCAGGAACCCAAGACTTTTTATCTAGGATTTCTAGAAGTGCCATCATAATATCATCATTCTCTTCAAGACCGATGAAGTTATCTTGATAAGTTTGAATCCTATTCATACTTTTAGATCATCTTCTGTTAGAACTTTGAATTCATAACGACGATCTTCACAGAACTCCTTTGCTGCCTCCCACTTTGCCTGGTTCTTGGCATACTCGGTCACTTCATAGAGATACTTTTTGGTTCTTCTTGATTGAACCTTTGGTGCCTCACAAAACCTTTTTGGTTTAATTTCAATGATGGATCTTCTGATGTTTCCCTTGCTATCACGATACTTGATGAAGAAGTCTGGGAAATATCTGTGCCATTTATTATCAACGGGGGATTTATAGGGAATTGCTAGTTCTTCACTTCCCCACTCTAAAATATTATCATTAGTATCACAGTAAACCATGAACTTACGTTCCCATAAACTGCGATAAATAATGTTACGATAGTCTCCTTTATATTTTTTGATATTGGTAGGTTTATATCTGCCACTGTACGACATGATATTGATAGCAATTCCCAGAGGTATTTATTGTGGCATTCAATAGAGATAATTTAAAACCAAGAACTACAGATGACTTTATTTCTAATTTTAGTCGTGTAGCTCAGACTTCTCATTATAAAGTTGAATTCAGAGGAATTGAAAGACTGACCTCTTTATCGTCTTATTTGAGATCTAGAGATATTTCAAATCAATTTATCAGTAGAGAATTGGGTGAATACTGTCGATCCGCAGTGATTCCTGGTACAAGTCTTGCATCTCACTCTGCAGTTGATCAGTTTCCAGGTGTTACTGAGAAATTTGCTTATAGAAGAATATTTCCAAACGTAACAATGAGATTTTACGTTGATTATGAGTACAAAGTTCAGAAATTTTTTGAACTTTGGCAGGAATATATTTTAAGTGGATCAAACAGTGCCGATGGTGTTGACTTTGATCAAAAAAACTACTATTACAGAGTCAAGTATCCAGATCAATATAAGTGTGAAAGGATAAGAATCGTCAAATACGATAGAGATCACAAAGAGGGAATTGAGTATAATTTATTAGGTGCTTATCCTCTGGACATCACTTCAACTCAAGTCTCTTATGACCAGTCTAGAGTTTTAGAAGTAGATGTTCGATTTGAATATGACAGATACATCTTTGGTGCAATGGATAGTTACTCAAAGTCATTGAAACAAGCATTCAATGAAAGAGGAGATTTTATCACTTTTAAACCTGCTGCTACTAGTAGTGATGGGACAAATACTCTAGGTGGCACATCAGGAACTTCTTCACAATAACTGTAATAAATACAAAATAAGACTTTGAGTTTGTTATGTCACTGCCAAAGATTAATGCTCCTACTTATGAGTTAACTCTGCCATCATCTGATAGGAAAGTTAAATATAGACCATTCTTGGTTAAAGAAGAAAAACTTCTTATTATTGCAATGGAGAGTGAAAATCTTGGAGAAATTGCTACAGCAGTTAAACAGGTAATTTCTAATTGTATTTTGACAAGGGGTATCAAAGTAGAGAAGTTATCTACGTTTGATATTGAATATCTGTTCCTCAACATTCGTGGTAAGTCTGTTGGAGAATCTGTAGATGTTCTTTTAACTTGTCCTGACGATGGTGAAACTCAGGTTCCTGTTACTATTGCATTGAGTGATATTCAGGTACAGAGAGACCCAGATCATCAGAATACTATTAAGTTGGATGAAGAATATTTCCTTAAAATGAGATATCCTTCTCTAAATGAATTCGTCAAGAGCAACTTTGTTGAGGGTGAAGCAGAAATTGATCAATCCTTTGACATGATTGCTAACTGTGTTGATCAAATCTACACCGAAGAAGAATCTTGGGCTGCTAGTGATCACACTCATGAGGAATTGGTTGAGTTTATTGAGAATCTTGGTTCTACTCAGTTTCAATCTATTGAAAAGTTTTTTACTACAATGCCAAAACTTACTCACACTGTGAAGGTTAGAAATCCAAACACTGGTGTTGAAAGTGAAGTTGTTCTTGAAGGGTTAGCAAGTTTTTTCAGTTAGGTATGGCTCATGAAAACCTTGAGTCATACTATAAAATCAATTTTGCCTTGATACAGCACCATAAATACTCTTTGACGGAGCTTGAAGATATGATCCCTTGGGAGAGGGAGATTTACATTACGTTGCTTCAACAATATCTTGAAGATGAAAAGTTAAAACAACAGCAAGCTAACGGCGCAGCATAATGGCAATTACGGCAAGTTCTTTTAGACGAGGCACATCTGGTGGAGCAGCATCGTTTAGAGGAATGCGCCGTTTCTCTCCAAAAGATACATCCAATCTTTTGAAAACTGTAGACGCAATTAATAAAAATTTAGTAGCAATTAATAGACTGCTGCAGCAACAGACTGTACTTGCCCAAAAAACTCAACTGCAACAGCAAAGACAGAAAAGAATTGAACGAGAGAATATCGCAAAACAGAGTGCAGAAAGTGCAATAGAAACAACGAAAGCATCTGCCAAAAATATTATGCGTGGACTTAAGTCTGCTGCTAAAAATATTACAGGTAAAATCAATAATTTCTTAAAACCATTCATTACATTCTTTGCTATAACTTTTGTCGGATGGTTCTCCAAGGGGGTTATGGCATGGTTTAGTCAAGAGAAAGATAAAAAACAAAAGCAACTCAAAGAGTGGGTTCCTAAAATTCTTAAGACACTGGCGATTGTTGGTGGAGTCATTGCTGCTTTACAATTTGGTCTGCCATTATTACTTAGTGCGTTGGGAACATTAATTGGAACTCTTCCAATTGTTTTAGGTGCATTACTTAATCCAATCACTTGGAAAGTATTACTTGCTGCTGGGGCGGGAATTGCTTTATCAGAACTCTTTGAAAGGGGAATGGAAGGATTAAATCCTGGTCAAAGAGCTAGAGAAAGAGTCAGAAGAATTCTTAACAAAGAAGCTGCTTCTGGATCTAAATTTGGTCTTGAATTGGTAAACGCCAATGAGAGAACTGGCACAAAAGGAGACACATATTATGATCAGTTCTACAAAATAGGAGACAAACTTTATAGAGCATCTGATATCAATAGTCTTCTTAATTCCCCAACAGCTTTTAATAAAGAATTTAAAACATACGAAAAAACTAAGGATGGTAAAACAAAAGAAATAGGAACAGAACAAGTTAATGCAGAGGCAATTAAAGAACAAAAAGCACTTGCTGGTCTTGTTGGAGACCAAAGAAAACAAATTTTAGGACAACTTGCTACTAACAGACTTTCTGGGGCATATAAAGAATATTTCAGAGCAAAGAAAGCATTTGAGGGAAAACAAAAAGATATAGAAAGAGTTAGAGCTCAAGAAACCTTTACTTCTAGGA